TTGGTGAAAATATACGGAATGTACGGCATGAAAATTATGCCAGACTCACCTTGACGACCACCCTTGAAGCCCACGAGAGCGTAGGAGGCGTTCGCGTAGATGTCCTGGTACAATTTGATTTGCCCGTTGAGGAGCGTACCAGCGTCAGCAACACCACCGGCCGGCTGGAAGTCGACATTCGTGCCGAGGTAGCCACCCGGGTTGTAGATACCGGTGTTGACAGTAGCGATAGCAGCAGCGACATCCGGAGAGACAATCGCGAAGTTACCGCAACCCATACGGGTTGTCAAGGAAATCTTACGGGACACAGCGATAAGCGTGTTGACGATGCCGGAAGCGATGCTTTCAGCAGACCAACGACCCTTAGCCGGACCGGATTCAGTCTTGGAAAGGTCAACCGTGATAACGCGTTCACCGCCGAGCTTTTCGTTCTGAGCGACCATCACCATAGCCATGAGGATTTCACGGTCGATTTCCTGCTGAATCTCAAATTGGAGACCTTCGAGCAAGAGAGCTTCAACGTCCTGGCCGTGTGCGGCGGCCATATCCTGTTGAAGTTCGAGCGTGTAATGGCTCTTGATAGCACGAGTACCAACGCGGATAGCGCCGGAAATCACCTTGATGCTGGCTTTCTTGATGTTGTATGCATAAGCACCGAGTTCATCAGAGCCATCCATCGTGTCGCCACCGAAGTTGTTGTAGAGCTGACCGTAAGAAGCACCGTACGGGTAAGCGAGACCGGTGCGTTCCTGAGTACCTTCAGAGAAGTTGCTCAGCATTTCACCAGCAGCAGTGCGCCACGGGTTGAAAGTCGTTGCAAAACCGGTATGGTCTGCAACCAAGTCATACCCGATTTCCTGCTTCTGACCGAAGCGGAATGCAGTAGACTTGAGCGGTTCGTTATCGTAGAGATAACGAAGCGCGAAATAAATTCCGTGTGGAGTTGTCGTCGGGATGACAGCAACGGTATTCATAGCCAACAATTCAGGGAACTGCCGGCGGATGAGCGGCAATGCATACTGCTGATATTGGGCAACATCAGAGCTGACATTGGCGGATTCGAACAACTGACCGTGGTTGAGCTTGTTCTGCGTTTCCATCAAGGTTGCAAGAACAGATGCCTCGGTCCGAGTATTAATCTTACGACCCAAGTTGCTGTTAAGAACAGCAGACCATTTGCGGGTATAAGATGTAGACTGGTTAGGTGTCATTTTCTTATTCCTTTGAAATAGGGTTTACCGTCTTACCTGTACGGTAACCCTACCGCCAGGGAGAGACTCAAACTCTCTTAGACTTCTGACATATTGTTTATAGACTGTTGAAAAGCTGTTTTTAAAAACGCAAAAAACGTGCATTGAAATTGATTTTAACCCAAAATCAACAACATTCACGGTGATTTCAGCCAATTTTCCATACAAGAAAGGCTCCCGAACCCGGGAGCCTTCAATATTTCCAGTCGGTTACATCGGAGGGAATCCACCACCCATGCCGCCGCCCATGTCGCCACCACCGGCACCGGCATCGCCGCCACCTTCACCGCCTTCGTCGCCTTCGCCCATCTCCTCGGCCTTTTCACGGCGGAGATATTCCTTGTTCTCCAAGTAATCGGCATCGTTGAGGCCAAGCCCACGACGAAGAGCAAATTCCTTGGCGAGCACACCGTTCGGGTTTTCCTTCGAGGCGGTATGCTGCATCATCTGCGTGAAGATACCGAGACGGGTATTCCACACTTCGGCACCGATGAAGTCGTTGAAGCCGTTTGCCCTCTTGAACTTGATGCGGAAATTGAATGGCAACTTGTACCTGTCGGCAATCTTCCGGTCCGTATCGAGAACCATCAAGAACAGCTTGAGCAAGATAGCGCGCATCGGGCGCTGATACTTCTGAATCAAGCGAGCGAACGAGATTTCCGCCACGGTAACCTCGCCAATCTTACCCTGCGAGTAAGTCTGGCTGTCACCGGCAAGGCAAGTAATTCTTCCCGGCGGCACCATAAGGGAGTTGACAAGATTCCTCTTGAAGAACTTGAGGTCATCAATGTTCCCAAGCTGTTCGCCGCCGGCCATCCTTTCAAGAGATGAACCCGTACGACCCTGAGAAAGACCGATGATGAAGTGTTCCGACAACCCGATAACCTTGCCGAAGTTCGTCACCTCGCCAGTCATAGAGTTATAGTCAATCTTGCGGCTGAAGACCTTTGCCTGGTCCTTCATGAACTTCTCGGCCTTGTCCTTGGGCATACCGGAAGTATCGACCTTGAGCACAAGCTTCTCTGAACCCCAGAGGATTCGGTACATAACAACGCTATCTTCGATGGTATTCAATTGGTTGTACGGCTTAATCGCCGGTTCGAGGATACTACGCGGGTCGTTGATACCACCCGGACCGTTCATACCAAGGGAAGAATAAAGAATCTGGTTCGGGGAATAATCTATATAATTTTTCCCGCCCGTGTGCATACTGATAGCACCCGTGAGCATCTGCCGGTAACCGATAATGAGGTTATCCTGCACGACCACAATCATATTCTCTTCGGGCAACATCTGGACACCCTTGATGCTGCCCGTATTCTCGTCATAGGAAACTTCAAAGAAGATACGGCCATGCACCAACAGGTAGTGCATATACTTATCGCCGTCGTCATAGAAATTGAGAAACTCCGTCAAGACAGTCCGGCGGAACATACGGTGCATACGAGTCTGAGTAGCCTCGCCAATATCGGCGTCCTTTGAAATCTGCAAGGTGCAAATCTCGTCGTTCTCGTCCTCGTAGACAGCCTCGTTACAAATCTGGATAAGTGACTCGTTCACCTCGGAACGCCCGGCGACCGTATTGTACTTCAGCGCGCGCTCGACATTCTTCTTCCAGTAAAGGTTCGCCTGGTTCTCTGCAATAGCATTATGCACGGCATCCGGGTCATAGTTCCGGTCCGAAATACCGACAAGCGGAGTGAACGAACTGTACCCGTCCGGGGAAATCCCGTTGGGGAACATCATCTGGTTCACGCCCTGCCCGACCAAGTTCCTCGCGAGCTCTACCTGACGCTCGGTTTCCTGCCTGTTAAAGGCACGGTCAAAGTATTCACCCTTCGGATTACCCATCCCATACTTACGCGGATGAGTCAAAATCCGTCCGCCTACAGTCTCAGGGTGTTTGTTCTGTCGCCATAACATAATGCTCTACCTTACCTTCCGCCATAAGAAACTATTACATCATCGTATACCACGGCGAACGATGGCTTCCGAGAGTTTATGAAATACTTCTTCAATTCAGGGTTTTCGATATTACGAGAAAGGAGGCGCTTGTTCAAAAGCCCACTCTCGCTTACTGCAGCGAAATCACCAAACCCGACCGTAAACAACGGCTGTCCATTGTAACTTCTAACCGACATGCGATATCTCCAGCCAGCTTCCGCCCTGATTGTTGATACCGCCGCCTCGGTCAGACACTAGCCCATTATCGGCGAAAACCTTTGCCAAGCGGGCCGCCAAACGCAAACCCTCGTTGGTTATTTCCCTACCATTGGACAGCCCGGCAGTTCGAAGGTATCCGATTACCTCCTTGTAATCGCCGATGGAACGCACACCGAAAGTACCCTCAGTCTTCAAGAGAACATCTTCATCAAATTCACTATCAGAAACAATCCGGTCCTTGAGCATGCTGGACATTATCGCCGTCGCCACGGTAAGCGCGAACGAAATGCGCTGTTCCATCGTCATACCGCTTTCGACTTCATTCTGCGCCTCTCCGGCCTGCCCGCGGTATGCATCGGGAAGATACGAAGTTTCCTCAACCAACTTGAGCACCGGAGCAAACTTGTTCAAGTATTCATCCTTGACAACCGGCTTACTCATCAGCTTCATCAAGTCGACACCTTCAAACGAATCCTTAACCACGGAACCAATATTCTTGCCAAGAAGGGAACGGATATCAAAAATAAGCTTGTCTAGCTTGGTATAGGACCAATCCTCCTGGTCATTGGTCTCGTTTCCAACCTCGTCGACATGACCCATACCGAATGCATCGGTCTCCTGGACCGGCTCGGTAAGGCGCTTGACGAGTACCTGATACACGATGTTGTCGAAAAGTTCCTTTTTCTTGCGATACAGTTCAGCCATATTATCCTTCCCTTCCCCTTGCTACACTATCCTTCGTGAAAACCGCATCCAGAGCAGGGATACTCATGAAATTGGGATTGGCCATATCTGCAACCTGGTCGGCATCAGTAGGTGACATTGCCGCCGGGTCTTCCTTGGCGAGAGGCAAATTGATTGCGGCACCGCTTCCCGATGTCCACACCTCGATGTGGAACGCCGGTTCGCCCGTCTTTGCTCCCGGAGAACCCAGGCCATCCGGAGCTATATAGTTCTTGAGGACGCCCTGCTGCTTCAACATCAGGAACACCTGTCCAAGACGGATAAGGGTATCCTCGGAATACTTGAATTCGACCTTCAGTTGCTTTGACGATATATCGACAGCCTGTACCTTGGTATAATCCCAGCAGTGTCGGGAAACGACCTGCCCAGCCGCGCACAATTCCTTGCACTTCTTCACCATCGCGGCCTTCGTCTGTGCCCGGAATCTCTCGTCCGAAACAAACCCAGGCCTGCTACCCGGGTGCTTCCGGGCATCGTCCACATAGACACTGTTGACCTGAGTCCCTGCCGGTCCGTAATGAATGCGGTTACCCGAATGCCAGTTCTCCGCCATAGTAGCTCCCTGCTTCTCGGGCGGCCGGTAAAGGGACGAAATCGGCATCGTCTTCACGCCAGCAAGAGCGCCGGCATATTTGAGCACATCCTTAGTGCGTTCCTGCAGGATGTTCTTATTCGGGTCAATATTCTTGTTCTGATAAATAATCCTGATGTCCGCGCCAGAAACCAAGTTAGACACCTCGTTCTTGTAAGCATAGAGCCTAGAAGTCATCAGACTAATCAATCCGCGCTTCGCGGCAGCCCGGCCAAGCAACTCGGTCTTGTACTTGCCTACCGGGTCGCCGTAGGTAATCTTCGGTAGTCCGACATAATTATAGATGAGGTTCGCCTCGGCCACCCTGCGCTTGCGCAACGCTTCGTCGTTCTCAGAAGAACCCTTTGTAAGGTGAGCTAAAATATCGGCGATAAGAGTGAAATGGAGATTGGCGAGCTTCGAGTCCTTCTTTACGCCCGGATACTGCTCGGCGGTACCCTTCGCACACTGAATGGTCTGCCGTTCGGTCTTATTGTACGCGGTCACCTTCTGGCCATCGAGACCGACAAGCGTCACCGGGGTATCGCGCCCGATATGATATGCCATACCCGCATTCAAGCAGTGGCAAATCGCGAACGCTTCCGGGTTGATGTTCGGGTCAATGGCAAGACCCTCGGTTCGCAAGTATGAAGCGACCGCCGTCTTCACCGGTTCGGGACAGGCATTGTTTACTATCGCGCCCCAGTGCAAGTAGCCCCAGTTGTTCTGGTTACTAAGCGGACCCCACAGGATAAAATGGATGTATCTATAATAAGAAGCCCGCATCTGCTTGTCGTTCAGCTTGAACTCCTTGACTTCATCAAGTTCCATCGCTTCACTAGCATTCATATCCATCACCTTTTGGATGATGCCGAACTGTTCAAGCGTAAGTCCACCCTCAATATCTCCTTCAGGCTGACATTTCTTGTCGACATTAGGCACACCAAACACGGAACGCAAAATCAAAATCTTTGCGGTCCCGCCGAGCGCTATTGGGATTCCCGGCCCGAGATACAACTCATTTCCGACCGCATAAAATCCATCGTGCTTCTCGGGTTCCCACTCATAGAGGAAATCATAATTCGGAGAAAGCATCCCAGGCTTGTAGATATTGGAAAGAGAAAACGGAAGCCCACTGAGGCCAAACGAAATCGGGGGAATCACATCGGGGTCAAACTTGTTGCCACCCATCGCGGCAGCGACTGCAGAAGATATCGACTGCCGAGCACCCTCACTCGCACCAAATGTCAAACCGCCAAGAGCACCGCCAACCACATCCATTTCGGATGCCGTCATGGAAGAACGGAGGTCCAACTTGTTCACGATACCTTCCATAGCAACGGTCAAGATGCCGTATTCATCGTTTCCCAATATGTCGGCAAACATATCGGCTATCGCTTCAGCAAGTGCCGTCATACGGCTCTGATTATAGTCAGGAACACTCGCCCTTTCCCAGTCCTTCAATCCGTTGTCCGGGTCGGCGACATCATAAAAGCCATGAGCTTTAAGGCATTCGTAGAACGCCTTATCCTTTGCCTTTTCTACAGCATTTGTTATGGCTTCCTTGAGCCTGCCATCGAAATGTCCCATAGCCAAACTTCCTTATTATTTCAGAGTTTATATTCAGTTTTGCCCATCCAGAAACTATATTACCGACGAAAAAGGGAAGGCCTTTCGACCTTCCCTCTATCAACATAGGAGGTTAATCTTAATTAGTGCCTGGCCAAGATTCCAGCGAGCTGGGATTCAAGCATCGTCTTCGGCTTGCCCTTCGTTGCTTTCGGAGCAACCTTCGGGGCGACCTGCTGAGATTCGAGCTTCGGAGCCGGAGCAGCTGCGCGGGCGGCTTCAGCCTTTGCGCTGTTTTCGCGAGCGACCGTAGCGTGGTAATCCTTAGAGATGGATTCGAGCTGAGCCTTCAATGAATCAGGAATAGCTGCGCTTTCCACCTGAGCCGGCTTCGGATGAACCATCATAGCGTCAGCCTTGCGCTTCTGTGCATTTGCGTAAGCACGGGAAGCACTTTCCAAAATGGATTCAGCGCGCTTGTTGGACTCTTCAGCAATGAGACCGCCAACCTTGCTACCAAGTTCGTTACGCATCGTAGCAGCTGCAGCTTCAAACTTGACCTGTTCAGCGGCAAAAGCCTTTGACTTTGCTTCAAGCTGAGCCTTCTTCTCCATCTGCCGACGCTGGACGAACTCACAGAGAGCAGCGCTTGCGCGTTCCTTAGCAACATCATCCATGTACTTTTCACGTAGAGATTCAAGAATCGGCATCTTCTGAGTCATTTCAGCTTCGAATGCGGAGTCATCGTCGTCATCAGAAGTACTCGGGCCCTTATCTTCGCTCTTATTATTGGTGTCATCGCCGCCAAAAGCATCATCGCTCATATTGTCAAGGTTAGAGCCGCCGAGGATGTCATCATCCTTGCCGCCTGCACCACCTTCAGCAGAGCCACCTTCGCCGCCTTCGGCCGGAGCGCCTTCACCTTCGCCACCGATGCCGCCAAGGCCGAGGTCACCGCCTTCGCCACCTTCGCCACCTTCAGCACCGATACCGTCAAGACCGAGCTCGCCACCTTCGCTGCCTTCGGCCGGAGCGCTTTCGCCTTCACCACCGATGCCATCAAGACCGAGGTCACCACCTTCGCCACCTTCAGCGCCAATGCCGTCAAGACCGAGCTCGCCACCTTCCGTAGCACCCGGTTCAGCACCAAAGCTGTCAAGACCGGCACTGCCGGTATCATCCGTAATGCCACCAAGACCGAGGTCATCTGCCCCGCCCATAGCATTCTGGTCACCAACATTGGCATCGAGGGACGGTTCAGTCGGAATGCCACCCGGAGCTTCCTGAGCGCCCGGGCCGAGAGCTGTCGGGTCAGTCACCGGAGCCATTGCACCCGGCTGCTGTGCGCCAACATCACCCTGACTGGCAAGACCGTCATCTTCCGGAACGGCACCGCCCGGCTGAGCTTCAGAAACATTCTGTGCGCTAATGCGCTGGAAAGCCTGGTCCTGTAAATCATTGAGGAACTGGTTCACATTGATAGAAGAACCTGCCATATCCTGAACGATAGGGGACAAGGTATCAATAGCTTCCTTGTTGACTTCGTTCAAATGGTTCTTTTCCATCTGTTCGGCAAACTTGTCGAGAACGAAACGCTTCTGTTCAGCGGTCGGTTCCTGCTTTGCAGTGACAGACTGCGCATACGGGTCCGTGCTGCCCGGAATAACGGTAAGCATGTCATCGACACCATATTCCGTATTATCCGGTTGCGGAAGCCCGCCATTGTTGCCAAAATCCTGGTCATCGTTCATGCCGCCGATGGCCTCAAAGAGGTCCTTGGAATCTTCGAGAGCAAAAATAGATTCACTCATATTCCCTTTTACTGACGCATCCATGGTATATTCATCCTTTTTTATTCCCGCCATCGGGGTGATTTGAAAGCAAGTTTATATAGCCGCCTGAGTTTTTTCGCGGTATTTATGTCTCATCATATCCAATTTCAAAAGCCGGAGCCGCAGAACCAGGCTCACAAAGCCCGCTTACCTGCATCTGCAAGTACACATAGTCACTCTCGCCAGCAAGCAACGGATTGTAAATACCGCCACCGACACGGCACATATTGTAGTTACCGCACATATCCAGCGGGTGCTCGTAAACGACATTGCCCAAACCCGGATGGCAGACACACTGGTATGCACCGATGCACCGTCCCGACTTAAGCACAAGTTCCGGGTTCACGAAGATTTCCTCGAGAGCAGTCCCGCCGTGTAGCACCACGACGCCATCCGTGATAACATCGTCGACGTTATTGGCCAGCGGAGCATACCGATTTCCGATGAAGCGCAACGGATAGCGGTCGCCGTCCTTGTTAATGAAATGGTACACCTTGTTCAGGTCGAACATAAGGGTCGGGCGCCTGACACCATTGATATAGAAGCACGGCATCCCATCTTCGCCACACTTCACCTCAACGGTCGAATAAACGGCAGCCTTGTCGAACGGACGGTTTGCCGGAACCTCAGCTACCGTGCCATCGGTCGCATCATATACGCTCTTAAACCAACGGTTCGGAACATAGCTGACATCAGTCTCCATCGTGGTATCGCAAACAGCGTTCCACCCGGCCTTCTGCCCATAAAGATTCAGCCAATAGACCATATAGCCGCTTCCCTCGTAGTCATATTCCTGGTCCGCCTGAATCTTGTAGATTAGACCAGCCGGAAATATCTCCATAAGGTTCCACTCGGAGGTCTTCACGAGCAACTCAATCGCACCGCCATCACCGTGCGCGTCGGCCTGACGAATCACCCGTGTATACTTGGGGTCAATCAACTTACCAGTAATCGGGTCAACAAAATCAAGCAGGCGGCGCTTCGGGTCGTCCGTCTTTGCGGCGAATGTACGGTCCTTGAACCGAATGGTGATATCAGAAGCATCGCTCCTAACTGCAACGGGAACGGACGGCTGGCGTTCTCCATCCAGATAGACGACATTCCCGTACCCGCAGTCCTTGTACTCAACCGTGTACTCAGTCTTTCCCTCTGCCGGATTCACGACCTGGCCATAGAGGCCATTGACTGTAAGATAGAACGGGTGTTCCTTACTGTAATCCCAAATGTCATGAATAGCCTTCAGACTCTTCGCGTTCGTCGGCTTAGAATAGGAAATCGAGTTGCCGACCATCAGTCGCGGCGCCTTGGAACGGTCCTTCGGAGGTTCCCCGATTGGATAGATGCATAGGTTACTGAGCTGAATATCGGGCGCCTTAATCAAGTGCACCTTGAACACGCACTCCATCGAGTAGTTCCAGCAATCCGGTTCATCCGGGCGGTAGATAGAGTAATACTTC